ATTCCCAGGTGAGAGCAATCGGAGACGCCTTGGAGCTTTCACCGGTCGAAAAGGATCAGCTTGTCGAACTGATCATTGAAGCAGAGCTACATAACGCCTAAGTTATAGGCAAACAACAGGAGCAGAAGTGATTGTCATAGGAATTGATCCCGGCAAAGACGGGGCAGTGTGTGTAATAAACGAAGAGTACGAAGTGCTGATGTGGTGCCTGACGAAGGATCGCTGCACAGTCAAGGTGGGTAAGGGCAGTAAGAGGGAGTACGTCGATGCGAATATGGCTCGGGTAATCCAGGAGGCGTCGGCGCTAAAGCCGGGGCCTGCGCTTGTCTGCATTGAAAAGCAGGGAGCACGACCCGGCCAAGGGTCCGTAAGCATGTACTCGATTGGCTTAGGGTCTGGCCTTTGGCGCGGCGTGATCGCAGCGGTTGGGCTCCCCATGGTTACGGTACACCCCCGGACATGGGCCAAGAAGATACTACGTGATGTGCCTGGTGTGGGCAAGGGGCGTTCGATCCTTGCAGCACAAAGCAGGTTCCCCACCTTCGACCTAATGCCTGGCCGCAAGCGCAAGCCCCACGATGGGCTCGCGGATGCACTATGCCTCTGCTTGTACGGTATGCAGGAAATGAGGGGGGAGAGATGAGCGTCAAACTTACTATCACCATCTACTCCAACCTTTACGAGACAACTCCTATTGATACCCGCACGGTCGGATGGCCGGAGTTCCTTAGTATCTTCTGTGAATTAGGATGGAGGAAAGCCTTCCGGGGTCCGGCTCACACAAAGAAGAAAGACCTTCCGCTCTGGAGCCCCATCAAACTTATCGACGGGAAGACACGCCACACAACCAGCGTTGAATACATCAGCGCACTGGTGCTCGACTACGACGGCAACGCCGACATGGGAGACATCGAATCCGTTTGGGGTGACTGGGTCAATGCAGTACACACAACGTGGAATCACACTGCAGAAGTCCCTCGGTTTCGGGTCATCATCCCATTGCTGCGAGACGTTGACCGCAGGGAGTACGACCGAATCATCCGATGGGCCATGTCGAGGAGCGACGGGCTTGGGTTGAAGACAGACCCGTCATGTAAAGACGCGAGCAGAGGTTGGTACTTCCCAGCGAAGAACCCAGACAACCCCAATGATTACAGATACATAGCCTCCTACGAGGAGGAAGCTCGCGTGATGGACCCGGACGAAATTCTCACCTCAACCTACGAGGATCTGAAAACAGCAGACGAAGGGAAGAAGGAGATGATCTTTGTCGATGTCCACGGTGAGGAGCATCAGGTCCAAGAGTGGGCAAAGACGGTCGAGCCCGGAACAAAGGTCAAGGGCTTCTGTCCTTATGTTGATGACTCCTCCCCCGGCGCTGCGTTCATGCGGCGCACAAAGGCGGGAGCCCTGATCGTATGCATGAGCGAGAGACACAACCACAAGCACCACCCAATGAAGTGGTTCTTTAGTGTGGACTCAGGCATCTCCCCCTTTCGGGAAGGGGACGATGTTTTCTACGGATACCCAGAGCCTGATGTGATTGGGATGCTCGACCAGAAAATGACAAGAGACGGCACTCCGACAGGGGTTCCAAAGAACACCAAGCGCAATGTCTACATCATTCTTAAGAACGACACCCGATGGAAGAAGAGGGTTTGGAAGGACCTCTTCCGCGGCACTCTTATGTTGGATGAGAGAGAGTACAGGGATACCGACGATACGCGGATTTCTTTGTGGCTCGACGTGGTCTACGGATTGATCGCCAACTCTACAACCATTGTGGAGACGGTCCTCCTTGTTGGAGAAGAGAACGGCATCCATCCGTTGCATGACTACCTAAACTCCCAAATCTGGGACCAGAAGCCGCGAATCGACGATTGGCTTATAAGGGGGCTTGGTGTCGAAGACACCGAACTCAACCGGGAAATGGGCAGGAAGTGGATGGTCCAAGCAGTTGCGCGGGCACTGACTCCGGGCTGCAAGGCAGACACCTGCCTCATTCTTGTTGGGCCTCAAGGAGCGCGAAAGAGTTCTGCTCTCCGCGAACTGGCTGGAGCAGAGTTCTTTACGGACACCCCGCTCGACATCGGTTCAGTCAATGCCTACACACAAATCCGGCGCACCTGGATCTACGAGGTGGCGGAGCTTGACTCCATCAGGCGCTCGCATCACTCAGCAACCAAGGCATTCATCACGGCACAGGAGGACACGTATCGTCCACCCTATGGACGGCACTCCATCACAGTGAAGCGGCACGTTGTGTTCTGCGGCACAACGAACAGCCAGGCATTCCTCAACGACCCGACGGGCTCGCGCCGGTTCTGGCCGGTCAGTGTTGGGCTTGTTGACCTCACCTGGATTAGAGAGAGTAAAGATCAACTCTGGGCCGAGGCCGCACATGCGCTCCACGCGGGCGAGCAGTGGTGGTTGGAGGAGGAGATGTCTAATGCATTGCGTGAGGCCAGCGCCGAGTACGCCAGCGAAGACCCGTGGTTCGAAATGATCGAGACGTGGTTGCGCGGGCAGCAGTCACCGGCAACGACAAAGGAGATAATGGATAAGTCTCTCGGCCTCGATACAAATCAGATGTCCCGCCTGGCAGAGATGCGCGTGGGGGAGATCATGGGCAAGCTCGAATACATTCGGATGCGCCGTTCCGTTAGGGGGACTCGCGCTTATTTCTGGGTGAAGCCCACCGACACAGTGCATCAGTTGAGGTTCAACAAGAAGCTTGTTCAAACGAAGGAGTAGCCAACTGGCTGCAAAACGATATACTCTGTGTGCAACCTCTCCTCGACGGAGGTTTAGCACCGCGAGACGGTCGGCTTTTTACTTTCCTGTTGTGCCAACCGTCTCCCACCCGACCCCGTACCGGTTCCACCCTGGTGCGGGGTCCCTTTTTAAGAAGAAAACCCCCGCATCCAGAATTGGATACGAGGGCCAATGTGGTTCAGGCAACCCGGCAAGAGCATTTCCCAACCTTCCAGGGGGCACGAAGACCCCCGTGGTTAGTTGAACTATGCCTGCGCCACAAAGATCTTTAGGGCCGAGGCCCAGTGTTCACGACGTACCAGCCTTGGCTCATTGAGTAGGCATAGGTGTCCACCTTGGACTCACCGTTATCAATCCACTCAACGAGGATGCGCTCCCGTGCTTTGTCCGGCTCGGGGTCGTTCATTACTGAAATGAACACGACAACATCCGTCTCCTTATAGTGTGAGAGGACTTCGATTAGTTCTGATAATTCAATCATTAGTTTTTCCTGTTTAGTTCTCAATCATTGGGAGGAAGAGTTCTCCGCTCCAGTAAAGTAAAAAGACAACAGCGAATGCCACCAGCGGAGGGAGTATACAACCCACCACCCTCCTCACGTCGGCTGGGCAAAGATATCTATCTCCTCGCCGTAATCGTCAAGGAGCGGGTCGAGTTTAAGGAAGGCCGCCATGCGTGCGCGCCAGGCTTCATACATAAACAACACGACGCCATTCGCAAGGAAGGGCTTTATTTCTTTCTGCCCATCCTCTGCATACCGCATGCTCAGCAGCCACTCGCAAAATTTCCTATCATCTTGCCACCGTGTGGGTTTCTCATTCATTTTCTGGTCCTGCGTTGGGTTGAAGTCCGTAGCCATCTGATGCCCATCCCTTTCCTTTGAGAGAGAAGGATGTCTTCGAAACCTTCTTCTTGGTTAGTCTTCCGCAGCACTTGGGCGGAGGGTCCATGTGGCGTTGGATGACCTCAGTCACCTCTCCGCACAACTGGCATTCATAATCATAGATCGGCATCACACCCTCCAATCTGTGTGCATCGGGCCCGCTTCAATATCTCTAATGAGGTTGTCGGCCATCCGTTGGGCCATGACATCGAGGAACTGGAGAGTCACTGTGCTCACACCAACAGCAGGAAGCCACTGAGTGGTGTGGTCCGTGTGCCACCTCTTAGTCAGAGAGTTTCTTCTCTGAATGCAAGTCCTGAGCCTTCCGCTCTGAGCCTCAACCTCGACTTCAGTCTCTACCCATTTACTTCTCTTTTTCATTCCTCACCACCTTAGTGTGTTCTCTGAGTTCAAGGAGGGCGTTCTCCAGCCTGACCATCACAATGGAAAGATCCTGGGCGTCCTCCGCTTTGTCAATGTCATCTATGATATCGACAACCACCTCGTCAATATCGGTGAGCGCCAGGCCCTGTATTTCATATTTTGTGTTCATACTAATTCCCCTTGTTTTGCGCCAACTGGCGCCTTCTTCTTTGTTGCGCAGACCGCGCAGACTGCAATGTATCTGTCCTTTCCCTGCACCATAATGACCCCCTGCCTTAGGCAGCCAGACTGCTCACACTTTTGATATGCGAGTTTTTTCATCGCCCTGCGTCCTTGATCTCGTCAGAGAGTCTTTTGATGTTGCTCATGATGCCCATCATGGATTCCGGGTCATGCGCCGGCAGGGCTGACTCCTCCTCGCCATCGTCGCATGTCTTGCAGTACTGGTAGGTTTCCCCATGCGCGACACGGAATACGAGTACGCCGTTGGGCCAGCGTTCAGCGCAGCCATCGCATGTCGCACCGCAGTTGTCGCAAAGGTCATCGACAAGGTCCTCTGCAGGTTTGGAACATGCTTCACATGTGGAGTCCGGTTCTAATCTTTTCATTATTCACTTCCTAAAAGAGAGAGGGTTGGTTTGATTGCCATGAGGTATGCCAGGGCATCATCGTCGGGGTCACCCGACCAGTCGATGGGGATTTGGAGGCCCGCGTCCAGGTCGTTCGAATCCACCAAGGACTGGAGCTTGTCTACTTCCTGAACGGGAGCGTAGAGATTCGCCGGGATGTACAACTCAACCGACAGAGAGATGTCCGTGTCGAATAGGCCAGGGCCTGCGGCTGGGGTCGCGTGGACCTCGCAAGGGAGGCCGTGGCAAATCCAGATGATTCTACCCTTGAGCAGGTCAAGGTGGCACACCCATTCCTCTGGGAACCCCTCCTCTATTGCTTTGGACATCGTTGACCGGATGTTTGTGATGACTGCATGCCTTAGGTAGGCGCAGGTAATCTTATCGACCACAGTGCCGATTGACGCCTCGTTATCCATTGGCCACCCCCTGCATGGGCTCGGGGACCGATGAGCGCAGGTGCTCAAAGGACGCCTCCATTACGGGCTCCCGAATGAATGAGGTCACCTGAGTCCCATCCCTATCATGGAAGGGTTCTTCGTTGACAAGCTTTGCTACGCGGTGACGCGCGGCTCTTGCTGCCTCAACGGGGTCGCCGTTGGCAACCATCACCTCCACCCAGTGGGTTTTCTTACTCGTTACTGTCACGTATACTCCAAACTTTTTCATGGTCTTTCCTGTTTTATTGTTCTTTCTCAAATGTGTATGCAAACTTCGCTGCGTCTCGCGCGGCGCGGTAGTCTTTGAATTTGCTGGCCGAGTCCTCCACCGGGCTCTTGCGTAGCCAGATCCCATCCTCATGAAACCAGATGATACTGTCCGCTCTGCCTATTTCGCACGACATGACCCAGGCTTCGCCGTACATCGTGTACATGTGCATGCTCCCCTTGCGCTCAACCACCACCTTCACTTCGTGATGGTCAAGGTACTCCACCTGGCAGGGCGGGTCAGGGAACCTGGCGGTTGTAGCCGCAGCGTTCCAAGCCTTCTCTATCGACACGCATTCTTTAGGGGGCTTCATTCCTCACCTCCTTCTGCTTGATGGCATACCAAACGGTCAGTTCTCGTATGTATTTGATGCCGCGTGCAAGGCTTCGTTCGTATTCTATGTCCCTGACATCGTCGGTCACAAAGCTCTCCAAGCTTGCTTCAGCTATATACTGAACGGTGCTAAGTCCCTCGACTGCTTTGCTTGTCAATAATGGTTTACGCTTACCCATCACTCACCTCCTTCGGGCTTAGCTGTAAAGACAACAGGGTTATCAATGACAAGGGATGCCTCGCGCTTCACCCATCCAAGGGTGCAGTTCTTGAACAGGTGGACAATCCACCGTCCCATTTTGAATGACAAGTAATGTCCAGTGATTTTGTCGCCTGATTGCTCTGTGATGTAGATGCCTCTCATCACTCACCTCCTTTGGCAAGCTCGATTACTTTCCGGCAGCGCAGAAGCCAGGCACGGAACACTGGGGTCTGAAGACTTTCATCCAACTCCATTGAGCCCTCTGCGAAGCGAGCAGCCCACTCAAGGCATTCGGTAAGCTCCTCAGTTTTTGAAAGCCCAACCACTTCACCATCCGCGAAACACCAGAAGCGAATGCCATAGGTCTTGGTTGACAAGGATGTGGCGCTTGCAAACACGGACGGCAGAGGATGAACGTTGGCAAACACACGACCTTGGAGGTAGCTGCTGGGGCAGGCTTCCTCACAAAGTGAGGGTGCTTCAATCAGTAGGCCACCATTAGGCGCCCTCTTGGGAGTCTGGAGGGTACGAATCAAACCCTCGCGGTATGAATCGTGTCCCCCTTGTAGAGCTTGGCAGTCGGGGTCTGTTCTCGAAATGAATCTCATGATGTTGGTCCTGTTGTTGGGATTTTCTCTTCGACTAACTACACTTTAGGTGATGAGACAATGGGTGTCAAGGGAATAGTTACGTTTAGTAGAAACAGTGGGCAGACATGGGCAGGTAGGGCAGGGTCAAGTTCCCAAGATGACTAAGCTTTCTACTACTACCCTACCTACCCTACCTATTATAAAGATCAGGGTAATAGAGTAGGAGCCATTGGCATGTCAATAGATACTGGAGAGACTGGAGAGAGTGTGTTTTATTTAAGAAAGTCTTCGAAAAGGTAGGGCAGGTAGGGCAGGTAGGGCAATCACCTGTAATCATTGGGGAAATACCTGCCCATAGGTAGGGCAGCCTGCCTACTGTTTCTACGAAGGGTGTCACTTGAGAGAGAGAGAGGGAAACCACCCTATCACCAGTAGGAAGGGGGAGAGAGAGAGAGAGAGAGACGTGAGGAACCGCGGAAAAACGTGAGCAAAAAATCCAGGCGAAAAAAAACCCGCCCCCGAGGGGACGGGCTCAAGCCCTCGGGGCTATTGGTTGGAATCCTCATATTCCCCAGCGCACAACCCCAAGCAGAGCGAGAGCATAGGGTACTGGGCTGGAACGTGGATCCCCCAAGCCGTTTTATTATTTTCCCGGATGTAAATCCCCGAGTAGGGCACCTTCCCCAGAATGTGAAAGGTTTCCTCGTGGCCCTTAGGGATCGTGACCGTTACCCAGCCCGGTTCGCCTATACAGCCGCGCGAATAAGTTACGCCATTGCGGGCCATTTGAACCCTTGACTTCACAAAGCCTTGCTTTCGCATCCGCGCGAAAAACTGTAGCCGGGTGATTTCTTTAATTTCAATTGCTTCTGCCATGTGAACTTCCTTTTTGTTTGGTTCATACAGAACTTAGCACACCGCTACCCTACGTGTCAAGGAAAAACCCCGCTTGACCAGTGGAAGCCAAACGGGGCGCCATTTTCCCAACAGCTATCTCATGCAATCCGCCACCATCCAACCGACCGCCAAAACACTGATGACCTGACCGCAATCTAAAATAAAGGCCATCAGATGATCCCCAACGCGAGCGGCCAGGAGGGACAACCGTTGAAGGTCACACCATCGGGTTCGATGTCTTCGCCGTCGAGACTTTCAGACACTGAATCGTGGCAAAGCCTCGCGACCTCCTCAAATCCAGGAGTTTCGAACCGCTCCCCGTTCCACTCAACCCAAGCCGGAAGCCCATCGTCACGGTCAGGCCCCGTTTTCACATTGGGGGCGTCGTCTACTTCATGCCCATGGGTTGCGCAGTCCTCCGGATCTTCCCCCGGTTCCCCGTAGAGTATGCATGTCCGCGGATTTTTGTATTCATTCGCCATTGTTCACTTTCCTTTTGTTTTCTCTACCCAAATAGTAGACCAGGAACCACGAGCGCGAACCCGTGGCCCCTTGACTATCATTTAGCCGCAACGCCCAGCAACCGCGCCCAATCCTCAGGAGCCGCTAAGCCGTTCCGCCAAGCCCGATAGCGCTTCAAAGTAGGGCCGTGCGCATTGATCGCCCTTGACGGTCTTTTGGCCCCTGAATTGGTGCCATCACATTGACCGCATTCGACGCAAGACAGGACCTTCCCCAACTCAGCCGACGCAGGACACCCACGCTCACCCGGTAGAAGCGGCTCCTCTGGCAGCTTGACCCGGAAGCTCCGCCACCCGAGCGCATTCGCTCGAATGGTATCCCAAGGCGTTTCGGTTGACGCCATCACGAACCGCTTCCACCTATCATCGAGCCGCTCCCAATGATGCGAATATCCCGAATGCCCACGCGACCGCCGGGTGTGCCGACTCCACACGTGGACCGGAACCGCGGACGGATCACCGTAGGACCCGATCCGCAAATCGATCCCTTGTGCACAAGGCTTAAGGCCCGCTTGCGAATAGCTCCCATTTTTGTAGGCTTTCCAAACGGATTGCGGACCGCGGAACACGTAGCACCAAGCGCGGCAAGGAACGTCACCACATACGGCCAAATCGAGGCCCTGTTTTTTTGCTGCCACAGGCGCAACGTCTTGGCGCAATATCCAGGTTTGCACCATTTGACGGTGAGCGCTCCCCGTTTTTGTATTCGTTGATCCATACGTGGCGATCACCACAATGGGGACATCGGGGTCGAGGGCTGAGGGCCCCTCGTAAAGGATGAGGCCGGGGTTTTTGTACATTGTTTCACTTTCCTGTTTTGTAGTCGGAACCACCTCCAACTAAGGACAGCTTAGCACGTGATACGCATAGGGTCAACCGATAACTATCACCCGGAAAAGAAAGGCGAACTATCACCACACACCCACCGAGAGAGAGAGGCCACCACCTTGAGAGAGAGAGGCCACCACCTATAGCGCCGACTGAATCGCCACTCATTTATGAACGGTCATTCATTTATGAGCGCCTCGCTTTTGCTGGCCCAGGGCGGCCGAATCGGGCCCCGGATTATTTCGGCCCTATGTCGATTTTTGATGACAAACCCCCGTTTTTCATGATACCCTGGGTATAGGTGAACAGTGGAGTCCACCTAAAACAGGAAAGTGAAACATGAACCGAATCGACGAACACAACCCAACCGCCCCGGGCGCCCTTATCGGGTGGTACACGGCGACGAAAAAAGAGAAGGTCCTCCGGGTAGTCCCCGCGGATGACCGTAGCCAACTCATCACTGGAAAGCGCATTCTCGTAGCTGGTAAGCGCGATGCTCGCCGGATCTGCAAGGAAAAGGGAGCAACACCATGGAACTTCTAAAACAAAACCGCAGGACTAACGCCCCTTGCTTTGTGGGCGAAGGAACGCCCCAGGACGCCGTCCTGGTTCAAATAGGCTTTCTATCCTGCTACAGGGGTGAAAGCGGAAAAGAGCAGTGCATGAATATCTGGATCCCCGCACCGGCTATGCCCTGTGCGCCTTGGATTATTAGAGGTCTGCTATTCCGTTCAGGCTGGCACATGGAAAACGTGGGCGGCCTGTGGGCCCAAATCATGCACAGTGGGTCTTCAGTAGAAGACTCAATGATTGATATGGACATCTAACCCCCAACCGCTGGTGCCCATTAGGGCGCCGGCACCCACACAAACAAACAGGAACTATCATGAACTTTGAAGACGAAAACCACCTATTCCAGATGGAACTAAGGCAACACGCACCCGAGCCAGCGCCCGTCGTGGATTGCATCACATGCGTTGGAGGACAGGTCACAGACCCGGACGAAGAAGAATGTGATCGATGCATCACCGACGCCGAGCACGCCGACCAGGACGCAACGCTGACAGAAGATGACTACGGCGTAACCTTTCATTATGGCGAAGAGCAATGAACTACCCAACCGATAAACAACCGACTGCCACTATCACCCGCAAAGCTACCCCGAGAATGGAGGCAACTACCTACGAGCTTTTCGACACGGGCGAACTATGGACTACGGGCGAACATGGATATTTTGCCGGGTACGTGTCCGCTCCCGAGCACCTCGATGAGGCAATCGACAACCACGAAGTCGAGATGCTTTGTTTGTTTGAAGACGCCAAGCGGGAATTCCTACCCGTTCCACCACGGCCGCACCGCCCCTGGCGACTGTACGCCCGCCCACGGTTCGAGGACCACGCGCCATGGAAAGCGATGGATTGGAACGCGGGATCGTTTGCTGGAAACCTGATCAATGCAACGATGTTCTCAGACGGCGAGAAGGAGAAAGTCTGCACACTCATTCGCGACGGCCGCGCACGGGAACTTAGATTTAAGTGGGTTGAAATCGCCTCTGCCCTATAGGCGCCGCCAAGACTTGGCCCCTGCCCTAACGGGTGGGGGCTTTTTTTTGCTCGCAGCTTTTGCGGACATCGCCAGCAAGAAGAAAACCGCGCCCCGCCTGGATGAGCGCCGGCCAACCACTCGCGCCCGCCGAGAGAGAAAGGCCACACCAAGAAGAGCCAACTATCACTATCACCCACACCATAAAAAAATTTTGTCGGACGCGTTGCGTCCTCCGGCACATGAGCAGTATGCACTGCTCAGACCGCAGGACCACAAGACCACAGGGCCGCAGTGATAGTTGGCTCTTCTTGGTGTGGC